TTGAAGCCACTCGAATTAATCTGTGAAAAGTGAGCAAATAAGTCTGCGCCACCATCGTCCGGAGTAATGAATCCAAAACCTTTGGCGTCGTTAAACCATTTTACTTTTCCTGTTACCATTTTACTATTTTCCTTGTTTGTAAATTTATGCTGTCTGTGTGAGTTATTTATGAATTTTTATCCATAATCTTTAGATTAAGCAACATGTTTTCAACTGTTAGTTTGGTAATAGTTGCCAACATTATTAGCTTGTCATCATCAGTATACACTTCTTTGTCAAACATGTCAAGTATACTTGTGCCAATCATTCTAAATGCCTGTTCTTGCCCGACAGCAAGTTTGCCCCAATCTGCAGGATCGCCAGCTTCTACTTCTGCTGCAATTTCTACCAGCTGTTCTAGTGTAATTTTTTTCATAGTGTTATTTGTCCAGTTCCGAATCCCATATGTCCTCTAGCAAAACAATTAAATGCTAGACTGTATCTTATGTCTTTTGAATCACTTGCGGGAACTGTGTGTTCTAGATGGGAAGGGAACAACAAGAGATCTCCAGTTCTCGGATAAATGGTATGTGTGCTTGAGTTATACTCATTCAAATGCGTTTTTTTAAATGTGGGCGTTGTTGTTGAGTGAAACAGGTTCACATGCGACCATGCCTGTTCAAACACAATTGGAGCAGTGGTGGGAGTTGTTTCTATATAGTAGACTCCACTGATCATAGAATTTTTATGATTATGTTTAATCACAAGTTCATCATTTAGATATCGATTGGCCCAGCTGGTTGATATATCAAATTTTATACCATCGTCGACGCCCAACGATTGATGCACAAAATAATCAATGGTGTCTGTTATCTGTTTACGCAAATTCTTGAGTTGAGGTTTGTCTAGAATATACATGCCTTTTGATCCCTCATCGAGATCTTCGTCAGTGCCATCGTGGCCAGTCCGTTGATAAGGATACTCAAGATTTTTTAACCAAGTTTTGGTTATAATATTGAGATCGCCTAGATGTGTTTGGAACAAGGGTATTGCAAACAATGGCGTTATTCTATGTTGCATTTAAACAGTCAGTGTGTTGATTGGGCCGCCGGCTTTGCCCCTAGGGAATAGGTTAAAGGCCAAACTGTATCGTACCTTTGCTGATTGATTTTCCTCAACTGAATGAGTCATCATGGACGGGAACATGATCAAATCATTTTTGGCAGGGAATATGCCCCAAGCATCTGCATTGAAGAAATTCAGTTTGGCATCATCAGCGTGGTCTTGATAGTTGAAGTCCACTCTCACAGTTTCGGTCCATAGATTATAATTGCCCTTGTCTTTGTGACAGACAAATGCGCCGGTATCAACTCCTGTATCTATGTAATAGACGCCACTGATAAGGCTGTTGCCATGATAGTGTTGTCCTGAGAAATCACCTGTGTAATGCCGATTCACCCAACTGTTCTCCATGCGAAAATCCATGTTGCGTTTTACGTCTAACACTGTGTAGATAAAATTATCTGCCGCTTTCATAATTTTAGCTTTCAACGGAGCAAGTTCTGGAGTATCTAAAATATACTTGTTCACTGTATAGTCACCGTTGTCGGCGGCCATGCGCTCATATTCTTGACTTTCAATAAAGTCACGCATGCTTTTATCTAATGACCCAATGTTGGTCTGGTACAAAGGCACGCCAAACAGTGGAGTGACCTTATAGGTAGGTGTCATTTAATCCATCCAATTTTTTTACCTTGTGCTTTTCTGTTGTCATATTCTTCAACTGAGCTGGGGAATCTCCAAGCCCATATGGCCACCAGCATCATAAACACTGCTGTGTATATTATACCACGAACTGGGACTGCTGTCAACCACATGGTGATCAAACTGGTTGTCATCATGAACAACATGAAGTATTTCATCTTCTGTGGGAACACACGCTTTTCACCCCAGTTAGTAAGGAACGGTCCAAACAGTTTGTGATTGTAAATCCAAGCATGCATACGCTCACTGCCCTTGCTAAAGCAGTAGGCTGCAAATACCACAAAGATTGAGTAGGGGATGCCCGGTGTAACTAATCCAACATAGGCCATTCCCAAACTAAGGAAGCCTAAACATTTCCATAAGAATTTTTTCATTTTACCCTGCAAATACGTTGGGACTGCCAGCAGTGATGGCACCGCCGTCGGTTGAGTCGCTGACTCGTGCTAACGGTTTATTACCTACCTTAACTGTGCCTGACCCAACATTAATAACTGCTGAGTGAGCAACACAATTTCGACCGGACGGAATAGTATGAGAAGCCACTGGATCACCTTGGCATTCAACTGCTATACTGTTGACATATACTCTTGCACTGGCGCCGGTTGGTCCTGTTATAGTCGAAGTGGCATCACACCCATGTCCGGTTGTTGTTGGGTCGCCTTGTCTAGCTACAGCTGGCATATACGTTCCTTAAAATGCTTTCGGCAAGTCGTTTATCTTACTTAGATATCCAGCAATTCGTTTTTGAACTTTATCTAATTCTTTAGGTGTTATAGTTGGTCTGTCTTTTGAAAGTTCTCCACCCTCAATTAAAAATATATAAGTAGATATAAAACTGATAAACTCTAAAGGGCTTATCGTATGTATTCCATCTCCGGCTGCTAATCTAACTAGCTCACTGTAATCTACAGATTCGAATTGAAGAGACTCTGAAATTACGGTACCCACAGGGGCGCTCGGAGCAGTAGTAACAGTTGTCGTTGTTGTAACTTTAAAAATAGCACGAGCATTGCCCGAATCTATCAATCTGCTTTCGTAAGTTATAACTGTTGATGAAGTAACAGCCATACATTATCCTTTGATAATGCTGCCAGCAGTCACTGGTTGAATACCTGTGGTTTGATAAACATACTGTTTGCCAATTTCAGCATCACTTTCTGCCATCACCGTAATTGCCTGTGTGTTGAAGGTCAACTTTGAATCCGGATTCACTGTGACTAACACAGGAGCCATTGCTGGTCCTTTCTGTGTCATAGCTAACATAACTGGCCTATCAAGAGTAATTGAACCCATGGCGTCTTCGATAAACTTACCCATTATCTCGTCGCCTGAAATTAATTTAATTGTGACAATGTCGCCTGCTGTGAATTTCTGTTTATTAAATAACATTTACATTTTTCCTATTAGTACCCGCTACCGTTGAAACCAGTTTCATCGATGTATTTTCTTAATTCTGTAAAACCACCAATCACGTTGCCATTGATAACAATTTGTGGTACTGTTCTAGCAGTTGGTACAGCTTCTAACAATTCTTCTTTGGTATAGCCGTCACCAATTTTACGTTCTTCAAATTTAACACCTTGCTGTGCCAGCAGTGCTTTTGCCTGATCGCAATAAGGGCAATGATACTTGCTCCAAACTATTACTTCCATGATATATCCTTTTAACTGTATTATATAGTCGGCAATTCAGCATAGTCAATATTTTCTCCCATGACTCCGATAACATAGTTTGTGCTTTCTGTTTCTTGTAGAGCACTTTGTTTCTTGCTGGTATCCGTGTGCTTGTTGAACCACGGAATTGGTGTTGATTTTGGTGCGGCCTGAAGATATTTGATACCAATATCTTTTAATGCACCTACTGCGGTATAATCTACAAAGTCTCGCAGGATGTTTGCATTAAGTCCAATAACAGGTCCTAACTTGAACAAGTAAGTAGCCCATTCTTTTTCTTCACGAATAACATCCATGTAAAGTTGATACACTTCTGCATGGCATTCTTCTCGAGCCTCAACAAATCGAGCATCCTCTTTAACCACTTGATTGATCATGTAGGCAGTCCAGCCTTTGTGTAACAATTCATCTTGAAGAATCAATTGAATAATGTTACCATTGCCCATAAAGATTTTATTCTCTACCATGGCTAAACTTGTGGCAAATGATACCATGAATCGAAATGCTTCTAGAGCATAACTTGCGTGTAAGGCCAACCAAACGGCTTTGACATGTTCTTTCTCAGTGACTGCTTGTCCAAGTTCTTTACGGCAGTTGATAACATGCAGTTTGTCGTAGTAGTCTCCAACGCTTGATGCCATGTCTACAATTTCTGTAGTATCATGGATTGTGTTGAACACATCCTTGGGCACGTTATAGATGTTGCGGATAATATGACTGTAGCTCTTGCTGTGAATGTTGGTTTCAAAGAATCCCCAGTTGTACATCAGTGCTTCTACTTCGGGGAGACTGCATACCGGAGTAAAGACCTGTGTTGGACCACGACCTTGCAAACTGTCTAGCGCAGTTTGACGTAACAAGTTACTAGTAAAGATATGTTTGACAGCATCGCTAGCATCTTTAAAATCGTTTGAATCTTTAGTAAGACTGATCTCTTCTGGTTGCCAAAAGAATCCTCGAGCAGTTGCATCAAAGTCTGCAATCTTTTTATATTTTACTTCTTCAAAGCGTTGAATGGTAACTGGCCCTGCTGGGTCCAGAAACATCTTGCGATTGAGATAGTCTGTTTTTGTAGTTAGGTTATATTGTTGTTTGCTCATAATTTACATGCCTCGCAGTCTTCGTCTTCGATTAATTCTCTTTCGTTATGGAACCCGTTATAGTGTACTTCGGGAGTTGCTTCAGCCATTGCTTTACTGCCTGCTTTGTTAATTAAGCTGTAATAGAATGTTTTCAATCCCCACATGTGTGCTTGCATTAAATTTTTAGCAATCAATGTAGTTGGCACTTTACGATCTGCAAAGTGTGCCGGATTGTAAAATGTGTTAGTTGAAATTGATTGATCAACATAGGCAGCAAGTACCGCGGCTGTTTTCAAATAGCCATCACAGTCTTTCTGTTCCCACATCATTTGATATTTGTTTTTTAGTTTATGATACTCAGGTACAACCTGTACAAAACTTCCTGCCTTTGATTCTTTAACTGAAATCAAGCTCATGGGCATTTCAATGCCGTTGGTTGAGTTGATTACAACACTTGAACTTTCAACAGGGGCAATAGCCATCAATGTGGCATTGCGTACACCATACTGTTTCATATTACTACGTAGTGTTTCCCAATCAAGTTCAGGAGCAAAGTCTGCCAGTTCATTAACACCCTTGGCACGTAGTTCCCAAGGAAAGACGCCTTGACCGTATCTAGTTTTATGACTTTCGGTACATGGTCCACGTTCTTTGGCCAGCTCTACTGTAGCTTCTGTTAAGTAGAACGCTTGATGTTCCATCCATGTCTTAACATCCTGTAGTGCATCTTTCTCGCCATACTTGAGCCCACGCTTGGCATGCCAGTAGGCAAGATTAGTAACACCAATGCCTAGTGGTTGTATCTCATCGTTAGACAGTTTGCTTTGTATCGACAAGAAATCTTGATAGTCAAGAATGTTACACAGGCTACGCTGTAGAATCCTACAGGCTCTACGCATATCCTCTGGATTACGGAACGATCCCCAGTTGATAGATCCCAGTGTACATAACGCTATGCGTCCACTATCGTCGTCTAATCGCTTAAATGAACGTGTGGGTAATAGGATCTCACAGCACAAGTTACTTTGATAAATCGTATGGTACTCGGGATCAAAAGGTCCTTGGTTCATTACATTATCAATGAATACGAGATATATTCGACCCGTATCTGTGCGTTCTTTTAGTATACCACTCTTGAACACTTCTTCGGCACTCATGGTCTTTTTACGTAGACCTTTCTGCTTTTCATATTTTACATATAGTTCTTCAAACAATGCAGTGTCTTTGTAAAATGCTTCGTACAAATCTGGTACTTCGTTGGGATCAAAGAATGTTATGTCTTCTCGATTTTTGAATCGTCTCCAGAAGAAAGCACTAAGCACAACCCCATAATCCATATGACGGACTCGGGTTTCTTCTGTTCCTTGGTTGTTCTTAAGTACAATAAGATCATCAAACTGAT